GGTTTAGAGACAGACCAGGCCAATCTGCTAATGTTGCAAATTCAGCAACTGATACTGGACAGGGTATTACATGTGAGTTAAGAAAAGTACTGAATGGGTTCCCAACCGATGTAGTTCTTTCTGGTGCTAGGAAGTTCTTAAAAGCATCAGAAGTAAAAACAACTCCAGATATATCTGGTGGTAGACAAACTAACTATCAGTTTACAGCAGATGTTGCTACAGACTTTGAGTTTGATGAACCAATTTATGTCGCACCAAATGAAGAATACGCCATGGTTCTTATGCCTCAACGAAATGACCCCAATTACAATGTTTGGTGTTCTAAGTTAGGTGAAAATAAAATAGGAACAGAAGAAAGGGTAACTGCGGAAGAAACTGATATCGCTGGAATGTTATTTACTTCATCAAACAACAGGGCTTGGAGTCCTCACCAAACAGAAGACTTGAAATATGTGGCTTTCTATGAAAGATTTACAGTTGGTTCTGGAACATGCGAGTTTGTAAACGAAGATGCAGAATTTATTACTGCTTCAGATTATCTAAACGGTAGACCGATTGATGGACAAGATGTTCATACATTTAAAGTTGGTATCGCTGGTGGTGGTTCTGGTTATAGTGTCAATGATATTATTACATTGAACGCAATTAATGTCCAGACTGCTACTGCTTCATCCAGTAATAATCTTTCTGGTTCTGGAGTCAAATTAAAAGTAACTTCAGTAAGTTCTGGTGTAGTAACTGGAGTAGAAATTCATGATGCTGGTATAGGATTTAAACCACAAAGAGCAAGTGATTTTCCTGCTAATGTTTCTATACCAACTACAGGACAGGCTTCTGTTACTCCTACTGGTGGTTCTGGTGCTACATTTACATTAAAGATTAAACACGGACAGATAGACGAAGTAGACCCACGAACAGAAAAGATGGAAATCATCTATGATAAAGAAACAATAGATGCTGCTTACGCTGGTGATTCTGACTTCCTTTTTGCTGTAGGTGATGTCTTGGGAACAGGTGACCCTGTTACTGCTGACGGAGAACAAGGATTCAATAGGAATACTTCATTTAAGATTGCCAGTATCTTTAACAAGACCTTTAATAGTCTTAGAACTAACATGACTGTTAAAGAATTCCCAGAAGCTCAAATTAAATATAAAGCATGTGTAACAAACTCTACTGGTTCAACTGCTGCTGGTTCTACATTTACGGATATATTACCAGTTGTCAGACAACCTACTGTTCTAGAGGCTGGTCTGTTCTCCGCGAAGAACGAGTTTGCATTTACTGGTGGTTCTAAAGTAGCTAAGAAGAGTTATCGACACAGGTATGAATTGAGTACTGATACCACACTTCTTTCTCCAGTTATATCACTATATCGTAATGCTGCTATACTAAGAAAATTTGATATCAACAATGATTCTACTGGTGAAGAAACTAATACTGGTAACGCATTATCTAAGTTTATTTCAAGGAGAGTTCGTCTTGCTGATGGACAAGAAGCAGAGGATGTAAGACTTTCAGTTGCTCTAAGACAACCGCCTGGCTCTTCATTTAAAATTTACTTCAAAGGACAAGCAATAGAAGATGATGGAGATTTTTACGAAGATTTACCTTGGATAGAAATGGAACTTGACGATACAAATCCGAAAGGAATTGCTATGTCACAAAGTAGGTTTATCGACTTTAACTACAAGTTGCCTAGTACTGCTTTAGACTCAGATGGAATATTTACACAATCTGTTAAGCGTGTAAACGCTCTAACAATCGGTACTGCTGGAAGTGGTATCGCAAGTGCAAGTTCTGTAAACTTCTCATTTAGTGGAGGTGGTTCTGCTGTTACTAAACAGGCACAAATTAAATGTACTGCATTGTCTGCTGGTGGTCTCGCAACTTTAGAAATTGTAGACCCAGGCCGAGGATATACTACCGCACCAACTGTTAAAGTATTCGATGACCACGCGGTAAGTAAATTTTATGCTACAGGAACAATTATAGGTAATTCTGGTAACATATATGAAGCAACAGTAGGTGGTACAACTGGTGCAGCTTCTGCTAGTTCTGCGCCTACACACGGTTCTGGTACTGCTACAGATGGAACGGTTACATGGACATTTAGAGGAACAAGACCCGCTGTCACATGTACGGTTGCAGACACAGAGTTTAAGAGATTTAAGTATTTCTCAAGTAAATTGGTAATGCTTACATCAAACACTTCTCAAGTACCAGAAGCAAAACAATTGAGGATTATCGCCTTACAGGCGTGATAAATAGAATATGGCAAGCGAATTAGGACAAGTATCAAGTTTAGAATATAACAGAGATAAAGAATCTGGTGCTTTGGTAAATGTAGACAATTCTGGTTTAGCTGCGTACAAACGAAGAAAATATTTGGCGAATCAAAGAAACAGTCAAATAACTGAAATGTCAGATGATATAAATAGTCTGAAAGAAGATTTCCAAGAAATCAAAAGCATTTTAATGCAACTTGTTAATAACATTGATAAATAAAGATAGGGAAGAGACATGTCAACTATAACACTAAGAGCATCTAAGGGTTCACCCCTCACTAATACTGAGGTGGATACTAACTTTAGTAACCTCAACAACGACAAGTATGAGTCGGGTAATAATGTGTCAGTTGGTACTCTTACTGCGAGTGGCAATGTTACTTTTGGCATCGCTGCCACGGTATCCGCTGCTGGTAGTACACAGGGTACTGCAACCGCATTAACCAAAACATACAATATTATATCTACTGCATCAGCTAACCAAGGGGTAATTTTACCCTCTGCCGCTGCTGGACTAGTAATCAACATATACAATGTAAGTGGTAATACTATTAAAGTATATCCTGCTTCTACAGAAACCATAGATGGTGGTTCTGCAAATGCACCAATCGAAGTAGTAACTTCAAACGGTGCTGAGTTAGTTGGTGTTAGTACTGGTGGTTGGAGACAAGTTGGTTCTGGTGGTAGTAATTTATCTCAAATAACAGTAAACGATTCCGCAGAATTGCTAGGTTCGTTGAAATACGGAGTAACTGCTTCAGTTTCAACTGCTGGTTCTGCTCAAGGTGATGCAACTGCTTTGACTGAAACAATTAATGTAATCGGTACAGTCGGTGGAGCTGCAGAAGGAGTTGTTTTACCAACCGCTGCTGCTGGACTACATGTAGTTGTCGCTAATATCACTACAACTGATTGTAAATTGTATCCCGCTTCATCGGATACTATTGAAAGTGGTTCCGCAAATGCCGCTGTAACGCTGCCTGCGAAAACTACTATTACTTTAACATGTCAAGACGCGACCAATTGGGTGAAACACAGAGGACTTGCAGTCTACAATTCATCTGGTTCGTTGCTCAACTAAGGAGAAATTGAATGGCAGGGCCAGTTACACTTAAAGCAGGATCATATCCGACTCCCGCTGGGGGCCTACAGGGTCTTAGGGAGCTATCTGCTACTGAAATAAAAGACCAAGTAGCAGGAGTTATCACAAAGAAATTCGCTGATGATACAGACGGTTCGGGTACTGCTGAGCTAAATGTTGTAATTGGGGGTTCTGCTGGCGGAGATGAAATCGGCACATTCACAAACAGAGAGAGAACTGATGCTGTAGGTACTCACCCCTCTGGTGGAAGCACTACGGATACTGTACACCGATTCAATCAACCAACTGCTTCTGTTAGTGAGTCTGGACAAATCAATCCCCTTAGATGGACAGGAACCGCTTTAGAACAAGCAACAGATACAGAATTAGATACTGAAGTATTAGACTTAGTTATAACTGCAATGGCTGCCGAAGATGCAAATACAGTCGGACAATATAAAATTGGAACTGGTGCGCCTTCTGGTGGAACATGGACTGCAAGATATACTATTACAGAAACACAAGTTGACGGTACAGATGTTTCATACTTTCTTTATCAAAAAACCGCACCAACTACAGACGCTGGAACAGATTCAAACTTGTTACTAAAAGCTGGTGACGATGGCGAACCAAACGAAATGTCAACTGCAAACTTACATACAATGGTGCCCGCATTTAGAAATAGAATTATTGCTAGTGGAGTAGGAACATATTTACTTCAAACTGGCTCACCATCTGCTACTGGAACATGGGTACAGATGGGGTCAACGATGACTGACCAATTAAAAGACATCTCAACTGTAGCATACGCTGGAGACTATACTGGGTCATATACTGGGTTTTATGACCGATTCTTTGCTGGATTCTTAAATGGTGCATACGCTGGTACATATTCTGGTACATATACTGGATACTATGACGGTAACACCGTACAAACTTCAAGTTCCACGCAAGAAACAAAACAGCTGTTTATTAGAACCGCTTAAGACTTGACATATATAGTGGGGTAGGTGTATAATAAACCTACCCATTTAATCATGAGGAAATATTATGACCGAAGAAAAGGCGAAATATCGCAACCCCCGATGGATAGATAAAGAAAACCGATCGCTATTCTGCGAGATTTTGGTTGGAAAGAATTATCGTCCAGCACAAATCAATGTTGGTAATATCAAAGAAGGTCTTGTCAATGAGGACTTTAATGCCATCATGGAAATCTTCACCGAAAAAGATATCGATGAAAATACAGAAGCACACAAAGAGGTTGTAGCAGAACAAGAACTAAAAGATGCTGAACAACGCGAGGTTCATAGGAACAGAATACTGCAAGAATCATTATTCAATATGAAACTAGAAGCTTTTGAAATCGATGCAATCAAAAACTCTAACAACAAAGAAATCAAAAAACTTATTCGTAAAGCAAAAACCCAGTTAGAAGTACAAGCATGGGTTACTATATTGATTCAAAAAGAAGCATTACCAACGGAACCGTAATGAATGGATATCTTTATGTTGCTTCTCGTGATGAAAGATATTTACAAGCCGCTATTCAATCCGCTGAATCATTATTAGACTTTCATCCCAAAGCAAAGATTACACTTTTTACAGAAGAAAGGTGGGATGGAACATATGATAAAAGTATGTTTGATAATGTATTTTATTGTGATGACCATGTGAGAGCAAAACTCTGGGCATTATCCAGAACTCCATACGAAAAGACAATGTATATAGATTGTGACACCTATATTCAACACGAAGATATAAAAAAGGTCTTTACATTTGTAAAAGATAATGATATAATATTTACTAGAAACAGACCATACAATGCAAAGATAACTAAGTTAAATGATACGGAGGAAATGATATATCATTGTGGTGTCTTTGTATATAAAAAGAAACCTATTGTACTTGAATTGATGGACGATTGGTTTCAACAATACTGTGACCAGATTAGACCAGAGTATGACCAATCACCATATCCGAGAGAAGTCTGTAAGTGGGATACATTTAGTATGTGGTATCTTTTAGAAAAGAAATATAAGGACAAAATTAAAGTTGGAGACTTCCCATGGCCAGATGCTAGATGGAACTTCTGCATGGGACAACGACCAGAAGAGTTGGCGGGAATGCCTATTATTATAACACACTACACCTTGGATAGAATATATAAAGAACAAGAATCTTTTCAGTTAAAATGAAAACAATAAAATTAGTAAATCCAGAGTTAATAGAAATCCTCGACAAGTGGATGGACTTCTATAATAACAACGCAATACAACCTTTACCTATGGACGAAAGAAGATTTGGTGACAGGGATATGGATTACTATTGTTCGGAAGAATATCTTAGAGAGGTTCAGGCAAAGGGTGAAGACCACAAAGGCCCACCAGAGTATGCGAAGGTATGTGATTTTCATTTGACACATGGAGTTGATAAAGAACTTAGAAGAGAGTCTTTGAAGACTTGTGCTGAATTATCCGCGTGGTTGTGTGCTAAGTTTAACGCGGTACATGTTTACTATCCTGCTGGTGGTTTCATGTCTTGGCATAATAACTGGGACTGTCCAGGCTATAATATTTTAATGTCTTATAGTGATGGGTGTGGATTCTTTAAACACTTAGATGAAGATGGAAATGTTGTGACTATCCATGACCCAGTAGGGTGGAATGTGAAGATAGGATATTATGGTGGTAAAGACGAAACTCCATACTGGCATACTGCTGGAAGTAGAGGCCCGCGTCAAACATTTGGTTTTGTTATACCAGATGAATACCTATGGAAACAGATGGTAGCAGATATTGATATGAGTGAATATCCACTATTAGATTTTTAGAAGAATCCTTCCCTCTGTCCTATAATCATAAATCTATCAAACTCCTTTTTACCATCCCAAGAATAATATATTTGTTGTTTGGTTCCTTCATATCCACACTCTTCTATTCCTATCTGTTCTTTTAGTGCCTCGATTGAGTTCACACAATTGATACCATACATCTCTTCAACTACATTAGAGTTCTGCATCGCGTACACGGCATTGGGATTCTTACCCACTAGTTCTGTTAGAGGATACATTTGTTCTGTGTGAATACAAATTACTATATCAACATCAATCTTATTTAGATTCTCAAACTCAAACGGTATGTCTAGATTCCAATGACGAATGTTTACAAACTTCTCTTGGGCATAGTACTTGTGAAATGATTTAGAAAGATTGATACTCTCTTCATCCATGTCCACTAAATGAATTTGTGCGACATCTAAGTTTTCACATAAAAGAGGAACCATAGGAAGACCTAACCAAGAATTAAGAATTAATATTCTAAGATTACCTTGTTTGGTATAATATTCTTCCAAGTACTCTTTCAGTTCTTCAACCAACCAGATTGAAGCATCCATATTATTTTCCTGTAGAGATTGTCTAAAATCTACAAGTTTGTGAGGCATTTTGTTTTCTATAACATGTAACGCCTCGCCCCAGTATTTAAAGTTATTTAAAAAATTAAAATTTAACATCTTCACCTTTTCCCATTGAGTCAAAAATACAAACATAAGGTAGTTCGCGGTATGTGTGTTTATCTATATCGTGTGGGAAGACATAGCCTTGGTTAAAACTATATACCCAACCTATAGGAAACAATTTGATTTTGGTTATTCTTCTGTTATAAAAGAAGTTATCAAGACCACGATAGTACCATAGTATTTGTTTCTGATATTTATTAAAGTATTCTGTAATCTCTTCTGTGTTTAAGTTATCATTCCACCTCAGAACCGAAGAGTTTAGATCTGTATATTTATGTGGAATGTGTCTAGTGTTTTTATATTGAGTTTCTAAATCGTGCCAGTATGTCTTTACGAAACAAAGACAATCCTCTGGGTCATAGTTTACGATAGGAGTTATGTCTTTCTGAATGATAGTATCAATATCAAAGAACATCTTTTCACCTTTCTGCGTGACGATGTTACTGTCAAAGAGGTACATCTTATTCCACCACTTCACTAGTTTGTTTCCGCCAGGCAATGCGAGTGGCGTAATGTTCTTATCTAACCCCTTTGGATTTTCTGTTAGGCAAAAGAAATCGAAGTGTCCATCTGGGGGTGTATAAAATTCTTTACACGCCTCATATACATTATTGACATGTTGATAGTTATACTTGTCACCCCACTTTACTGTGTAGATATTCAAAATGGTTCCCTCTCATAAACTACATTACCAGACGCGGTAATCCTTTCACCATCTGAAGTATAAAAGGGATAAACCATGTGTGGCAGTTTTGCATCAAACAAAATCATCTTTCCTTCAAACCCTTGGTCAACATTTATTGCCAGTTCTTCTGGTACACCCATTGGTGAGTTTACCACAAAACATAACCTTGAAGTTTTTGGGTCTTGTTTTTCTGGGAAGAATTTATCTTCATCTTCCAAGTTATACGGAATATTAATAAAAATTACAAATGAAAACAATCCGCCATGATTGTGCATAGGATTGAATTCGTGTTTCTTTTGATAGTTAATCCATACGCTTTCTAAACCAATAGGTAATAACGGATGACTTGTGTCTTTATGTATCTTCATATACCGTTGTACTTCTTGTCTGTAGAAGTGACTCATAATATCTTCTTTAACCTCCCACGGCATATCCTCAATTCTTATTTGTTTATCCAGATGTCCTGCTAAGTTATAATTGTTTGAAGTTTCACCCACAAACTTTCTATAATAATTCAAGGTATCCATAGATACCTCACCTGTCCAGATACAATTATGTTTTGATATCTGTTCTTCGGCTATAAACCAATTTGGACTCATCATTACCAATGTCTCAATACTCCCGATATAATAAAGAAACAGGTGAAGAAGTTTACCAAGACAACTATGGTTCTCATTATTGCAACCATATCAGCCTCGTGTGAATCATCCGATGCCTTTTCTCCTAAAGACATGCACCATAGTTTCCAAAGTTTTTTCATTTCTACCTCCAATGTTCTAATAGTTTGGGGTCTGCGAGGTCATCTTGTTTAGTGTGTCCTCTGCTTTCATCCTCAAACGGTAACAAATCTACATTAAATACACACAAAATACAATTGGGTCTGTATATACCCACATTCAAATCATCTTCATCCCATGACCTACCTCTATTATATGAGTACGCCATCCATGATGGAAAGTAATCCCATAGTTTAGCACCATACTCACCCCATCTCCAAGAGTGATAGTTATCAGTCCCATCTGTATATGTGAACCATATCTTTTCTTG